TGATAGATAAGTTAATAATTGAACAGATTGAACAACAGACAACAGATAATAATGTTGCTGTTTTATTATCAGGTGGTGTTGATAGTTTATCAGTTGCATTCGCTGCTCATAGAATGGGTAAGAAGATAACTGCATATACGTTTCATCTACAAGATCAGCCATCATATGACGCTACAAAGGCCGCTGAAGTGGCTAAACTTATGGGTTGGGGTATTCATGTTATAGAAGTACCTACACACAATTTACAAAACGATTTTCAAAGATTAGTAAAAGAAGTAAGATGTAAAAAGAAAACACATTTTGAATGTTGTTTTCCATTTCTATATGTGTACCCAGAGATTGAGGAAGAAGTTGTATTAAGTGGTTGGGCTGCTGATGGTTACTATGGTATATCTAAAAAGGCTATGATACATTATGGTCCAGGTAAATCAAAAGAAAAGTTTGATGAATTTAGAGATAACTATTTTGACATAAACAATCAAGCAGGTTATCTATGGCATGAATTGATTGCCAGAAACAATAAGAAGCAATTGATTACACCATATCTATCTCTTCCTGTCAAGGACTTTTTCTATAACATGACATGGGAAGAAGTAAACAAACCATTTCAAAAACATCATGTGGTTACAGCATTTAAAGAATTTAAAAAGTTTACGTTTAAGAAACATATCAATCTACAATTAGGTGCTGGTGTAGATAAGTTATTTGAAACTCTATTAGAAGATAAGTTTATTAATTTTAAATTTAGAAAACGAATTATGGACGTATGTAGAGATTGGTCTAAAATGTCAGACACGATAGGAACTTTAAACTAATGGCTACTGCATACATATCAGAACCAGTAAAAGAACTAGGTGGATTATTTAAATTTGGTATCTGTTACGGTAGAGATAGTACACACGAAAGATTTTATAGTATGTGGAGTAAACATGATTATCCATTATTAAAAGTTAGAAAAGAAATTGTTGTTAGTAATGACTATGTTCCACAATTAAGAAATTGGGAAAAATATATGAAAGGCTTGTATATACAAGAAAAAAATGTAATTTATAGAAAAAAACATATCTATACAATTGTTGGTGAAAGAACTTATGACTTTATAGGTGAAAAAGATGGCGCAGCAAATGGTGGTACAGAGTTTTTTTTATTAAATATGAATCAAGTAATGCAAATTGAAGAATCTTTAGAACAACTACATATGGAGCTGACACAATGATTATAATAGACTTAAACCAAGTGATGATTTCAAACCTGATGGCGCAGAGTAAAGGCGATATATCAGAGTTACCAGATAAGGCCGCAGTAAGGCATTCTATCTTAAATACAATAAGAGCATTCAATATGAAGTTTAAAGATGAGTTTGGTACATTGGTATGTGCTGCTGATGCTGCTGACCCATGGCGTAGAGATATATTTCCAAACTACAAACATCAAAGAAGAAAAGGTCGTGTTGAAAGTAAGATTGATTGGAAAGGTGTCTTTGGTATTATGAGTGAGATAAGAGAAGAACTTACAAAGAATATGCCATACAAAATATTACACGTTGAGAAGTGTGAAGCAGATGATATCATCGCCACACTAGTCGCTATGAGAGAAGAAGACAAGTATTTAATCGTATCTGGTGACAAAGACTTTGTTCAACTACAACATTATGGAGACGTATATCAATATAGTCCAATGTTAAAAAGTTTTATGGGCGAGAGTGCTGATCCAATTGTATTTTTAAGAGAACAGATTATCAAAGGTGATAGATCAGATGGTGTTCCTAATATATTAAGTGATGATGATATATTTTTAAGAGACGAAAGACAGAAACCTATAAACAAAAAAAGATTGGAAGAGTGGGCTAATACAGATAACATACCTCTTGGCAGTGAAACAAGAAAGAACTTTGAACGTAATAAGAAATTAATAGATTTATCTATGATACCAGAAGACATTAAAACAAGTATTATAAATAACTACAAGAACTATAAAGATAATAACAGATCGCTACTGTTACAATACTTTATAGATAATAAGCTAAAAGCATTGATTGAAAACATTAATGATTTTTGATAACATATATATGGAGAAAACAAATGGCTGAAGAACGAGCAAGAAACCCTAACTTAATATCACCGGCGTCTATGACAGCAATGGCATCTACTGCAGGTTCTGGTAAACAGTTAATGAGTGAAATCTTTACCAAAGTTAATAATGCTAAAGTAAAGGCAGACAAGATCGCTGTGTTAAAACAAAACGATACACCAGCAATGAGAATGATCTTAAAAGGTGCCTTTGATCCAAAGATAGATTGGGATTTACCTCCTGGAATACCACCGTTTATAAAAAACGAAGTGCCAGAAGGAACTCAACATACTTGGTTAGAGAACGAAAGCAGAAGATTATATAACTTTGTAAAAGGTGGTAATAACAACCTTAACAAAATAAAAAAAGAAACACTATTCATACAAATATTAGAAGGTCTGCATTTTAAAGAAGCAGATGTTTTAATTGACGTAAAGAATGGAACTTTAAATAAGACATACAAAGGTCTTACATCAGAAGTCGTAAAAGAGGCATTTAATTGGAATGCTGAATTTGCGAAGCCTGCTGAATAAAACATACGAATCAAAGGGTGCGACATACCTTGTTCACCCTTTGTTCCTCTAAATTCCCTATAAAACAACGCAAATTAGTCCTTGACTATCCCTCTATTTTATGTTATTATATAAATATGAAAGTGAGGATTATATAATGAAAACATTGATAGTATTTTTAACGATATTGTGGTTTGGTTTAACCGCCTTAAACAATTCAGTTAAAGCAGACGAGTATAACACAGCCGTAATCGGTCATGTTGTATCAGAAACAATTAAAGGTACCGACATGGACCACCAGAAATTGTTAGAGGCAGAAATGAGTAAGATGGCTCATAGTTTTGCTTTACAAATGGCGAATGTACTTCAACAACATTTACCATACATTATGGATTCTGTAATGACACAATTGAGACTTGAACTTGATAAGAAACACAAATGTTTACTATTAAAAGATTCTAAAATTGGGGATAAAGAATGCCAAAACAAAAAAACACAGCAGTGATAAAAAAAGTATTGAGACGAGAACTTGTAAGTAATCGTAAATACAAGACTACTTACAAAGACATCAAAAAGTATTTTAAGATGATTAATAAGGCTGTGTTCGGTAATCTACTGTCGCCTTTTAATGAAATCTTAATTAAAAAGATTTATGACTCTAGCACAATGAAGTGTTATGGTCAAGTGATAGCTTGGGAATGGAAAAGAAAAGGCACAAGAGTTTATCATTTAGAAATGTTACCCTATTATAGAAACAAAAAAGACTTTGTTGATACACTAGGACACGAAATGGTACACCTATACCAAATGGCCAACGTAGGTGATACTGGTAATCATAACAAACTATTTTATAGTTTTAGGCCGAAATTAAACAGAATAGGTTTAGACCTATAGAAAGTTATATATTATGAGTGATGTGAAACAAGGCAAAGAGTTAGACCCATATTTAAGAGGTCGTATTGGTGACGCAAGATTTAATTTAGAACAATTGATCAAACCAAGTAATCCAAGTGGTACTAAAAGAGTTTATTATCTAGGTAACTTTAGAAAAGATGTATTAGATAATTTTACAGAAAAACAATCAATCAAAATATTCAAAGCTATGGAAAAGTTACATGACCATGTACATCTATTTCAAAAGAAAGTACCTAGTTTTACAGATGCTGATGGTGTTGAGTGGACTGGTTACGAATATATTGCAATCAAAAAATAATGAAGAAAATTAATTGGCATAACATAATAGACAAGTCATGGTATTGGACCAAGATATCTTTTCTATGTGCCGCTATCTTATTGGCGGCGTATGGTTATGGTACATTTAACCCTAATGAATTTGCTGAGAAAAAGATATTTAAAATCGCAGAGAATGACTATCTTATTAAAGTAAAGAAGATGGAACTAACAGAACCTAGTATGGAATATTCAAATGATATTCAATTTGTTAGAGCAATGCACAAATGTATTGACTATATAAACTTTACTTTACCACATAGTAAGAGAGTGCCCTTTGAAATGATTATAGGTCAAGCGGCATTAGAGTCTGGTTGGGGTTCAAGTAGATTTGCCAAAGAGGCAAAGAACTTATTTGGTATTAGAGTATTCTCAAAAGATAGTCCACACTTACTACCACAAGGTATAGAGAATTGGCCTGGTTGGGGTGTAAGAGTTTTTCCAAGTAAATGTGCTAGTGTTGTTGAGTATGTAAGATTATTAAATGAACATCAAGCATACAAGAAGTTTAGAACATTAAGAGAAAAAACACAAGACCCATTACTATTAATTAAAACTTTAGATGCATTTTCTACTACAAAAGACTATGACAAGAGAGTTATTAGAATAATTAAGAAGATAAGAAAGTTGGAAGATACTTACGCTTCGGACAAAACAATCAAATAAATATAACTATGTTTTTAACACTGTTAACTTTCATATCAGCCATATCTATATCAATTATAGCGGCTGGGTATTCCATCGTAGGACTAGCGACATTGTTTGCTGGTGCTGTTGTACCTATTATCTTAATGGGTTCAGCATTAGAAGTTGGTAAACTAGTTGCGGCTAGTTGGTTGTATCACAATTGGAATAGTAATGTACCCAGGTTACTAAAACTTTATTTGTTTATAGCCATAATAGTATTAGTATTCATAACATCATTAGGTATCTTTGGTTTTCTATCAAAGGCACACCTAGATCAAGTCAAACCTACATCAAGTAATAATATCAAAATAGAATTATTAAACAATCAAATTAAATCACAAGAACTTATTATAGAGAGATCACAAAAGACATTAACCTTATTAGATAAGGCATTAGAAGTTTATATTGATAAGGAATATGTGACTAGAGGTTTAAAAGAACGTAAGAAACAAAAACCTGAAAGAGACGTATTGACACTTGCTATAAATGAGGCGAGTGATAAGATTGCTGAACTATCTGATAAGAAAGGTAGTTTAAAACTAGAACAAGATAAGATAGAAGCAGAAGTAGGACCAATCAAATATGTGGCAGAGTTAATCTATGGTGAGAACGCCAAAGATATGTTTGACCATGCTGTTAGAGTTGTTATACTAATACTCATATTTGTATTTGACCCACTAGCTGTACTTCTATTGATCGCTGCCAATATATCTCTACGACAATGGCGTCAGAAAAGAAACATGAAGAAGACTGAAGAAAAGTTTGATTTAGAAAGTCGATTAGAGAGAGAACGTAAGAAGGCTAAAAGACTTAATGAGAAGAATAGAGACTATAAGAAAATGGTAACTAAAATAGGTGACTTCAAAGACATGGACCCAGATGAAATCAAATTAAAATTAGACCAAATATATGACTGGAATGAAAAAGATTAGTATTATATTAATATTGGTGTTTCTATCAGGTTGTACGAAAACAATCTGTGTAACAGATACCGAATGTGTAAAAAAACTAGATTGGAATAACAAGGGCTTTACTTTGTTTAGAACAGTGATAACTAATGGTACAAACTTGGGCAAATAGAGGGTTGACAAGTACCCTAAAGTGTGATATATTATAGACTATGGAACCGAAGATACATATACCAATAGAAGTACAGAAAATAGATACACTTGCTAGTGCGTGTAAGAAGGCAACTAATCCTGACTTCAAAGCATTATGGTATAAAAAGATGATTGACTTAGCAGTACAATATAAACTAATGGATTATGTAATGAAAAAAGGCTTGAAACAATGAATATATTTT